AGGGTTTTAATAAGTAATCATCTACATTCTTAATTACAGTTTTAATACTTAGTGCTGCAGCACCCATCAACATTGACATACCTGCCGCAGTTCTAGTAGTAGATTGCACACCTGTTGTACCATGTGAGTATGATGGTATACCAGTTGCCTCATCTGCTAACTGTCTAAATCTATCAAACATCATCATATTTTCCTGTGTATTATTAGGAAACTTGATAGCATTTATAGATGTTCCTGGTTGTCCACTCTGTCTTCTAAATATCTTACCAGGAAAAATTTTCATATCTTGTCCAGGAACTAGTTGTGTTTCATCAACATCGAATACTAAATTACCTGACAATGCTAGATTATCAATAGCCATTCTTGCATGACCATTCATAATCTGTTGTGAGTCTTCCATATTTTCTGGAACACCAATACCAAAGAACTGATATGGATTTAATTCATATGGGCATACCATAAATGGTAGTCTAGTAGGTTCGAATGGATTCTCTACCATTCTTAATACCTTACCACCACATATCCATGCATTAACACTAATTACACTCTTATCACTCTCTATTCCACACTCTTCTGCCATATCTTTTGATATAACACCCCAATACTCTAATACCTCAAATCTATTCTTATAAATAGTTTCTACAGTTTCTCTATTGTATAAAGAAGATTCATAACCTCTAACTTGATAGTTAGGTCCTTCTTCTAGACACATATCAATAGCTTCCTCATTAAAGTATGGCATCTTTCTTAGATCAGAAAACTGCTGTCTATTTAGTGAATGTCTCTGTATTACATAATCACAATCATTTATATTAGTAGCATTTGGATCTGCATAAAAATCCCAACATGATACTGCCTCTACTTTTGGAACTGTTTTAATTTTTTTAACATGTACATTTATCATGTTACCATCTGCATCCTCACCTGTATCAAATGCATGATAAGTATGATCAAAACTAAATGGACCTTTTAATATACCAGTTCCTAATAAACACATCTCAAAAAATACATGTCTTAGAACTGTTATAGCACTAGACTCTTCTAATTGATCATGTAATAATTTTTCTAAATGTTTTGCAGCTATATCTGCTGGTTGTATCTGTGGTTCACCTTGATTAGCAGGACCCTCATCGAAACCAACATTCTCATATTCTGTTGCTAAATTTTTCATTAGCATATCAGCTGTAGCACCAGGTGGTATCTCTCTACCATCACCTTTAAATCCATATGGATCCTGTATCTGTTCCTGTTGTGGTTCTGGTTTTTTAGGTTTTAAGTGTGCGTACTCAGGTATCTCTTCTGGAACCTGTGTAGGATTAATACCTAATGGAAACTTACCACTAGAGAATAATACTTCTATTAACTGACCGAAAGCTGCTAATACTTTAGTCTTTGTTATCTTAACAAATACTCTTGATTTCTCATTAGATCTAAAAACCATTTCTGGACCATATAGTCCTCTATAGTTTCTATAAGCCTGTAACCATCTCTTCTCATCATATAATCTAGAGTTCTCTGATTGATAGAACTTCTCTCTTATATGTCCAACAATAGGAGATGACTCACTGACCTCATCAGTAGCTTTCTTTTCTTCTTCTAACATTTAAATTAGTAATCTCTTTCTTCAGCCATTCTAAAGATTGCTGGATCTACTTTTGATTTTGATTTACCTTTCTTATCATTACCATCACCAGTCATATCTCCCTGATTCACTTTAGAGTTAGGATCGATTGCCATTGGCTCATTTGGAGCTTTTGGTGTATCTGGTGCTAACTCTCCGTGCATGTATCTTTTCATCATTTGGGTTTTCTCCTCTTAGTTTTCTTATTATTTTTTTTATTATATTTCTTTTTTTTAGTCCCTGCAAAGACGACAGGTATAAAATTACTTTTGGGTCCAAGACTCATTAATAATCTTTTTCATCAGCCATTCTGAATACAGCATCATCTACATGTATAGAACCTGGCTCACTTGGTTGACTTACGTCATACTCAAATGGTTGATACTTTCTAGGTGCATGTTTAGAAAAATCAATATTAGTGTGTGGTCTGTTTGGGTTTTTACCATCAGGTCCATCACTAAGTTGACCTTGCTTAACTTTAGCCTTTGGATCAAATTTAGTTTCCATTGTTATCTCCTGTTATAATTTTATTTTTTTAATCTTTAATATATTTTTAGTTGGTATAGTTGAATGACCACCACCTTGTTTTATTTCTCCGTTTGATTCAAAATTAAAATCAGACATTAAAATTGTAACCTTTTCATCATTTCTCATAAGCCAACCAACTGTACAACAGATTGCTGTAGTTGATTTTTTTATATCGGGTATATCAACCCAAATCGAATCAGCCACGATATCTTCCCACCAGGCGATCACTAAATCGTATGGGAAAATTTTCTTATTTACTTCTGGAAGTTTTCTTTTTGACACCTTTTAATTTACCAGAATTTTCTATAGCATAAAACACGGCTTCACCTTTTTTCTTGCCGTATTGTTTTACCATAGATTTTTTAATTTTTTTACCTTTTTTATTTAGTGGCATTAATATCCAAACTTGTTATCTGATACTTCGAATGTATTCTGTAGTGATGAGTTAAATCTATTTCCAAATCTAGGATGAGTTGGTCTACTCATACATCCGTATCTTAATGCATCGTATGCGTGATCCTCTGCATTAGTATCTACATCTTCGGGGTTCTTATCGTCTGTTGGTAATGTTGCTAGTGTTCTAATTAGATTTCTACAGGTAGAGAATATTCTTATACCTGGTTCCTTATCATTTAGTTTTAATCTCTTGTGAATCTCTAACTTACCATTAATTCTACTTTTAGGTGATCTATCTGATGGTCTCCATCTGCATCCATTCTGTATCATTGTTTCTGCAATACTTGGACCAACATCACCTCTTCTTGCCCATGTACTAACATCTAATACACCATAATGGATATACTCATCTCTCTCTAAACTTAATACTTGTCTTGCGAAAACATCTGCCGTAACTTTTTTGGTATATAATTCTCTATAAATCCATATATTGTTATTGTAATCAATAGCAAACCATAGAACACAAGCAGGAGAAGAATAACCCCAGTCAGCAGCACGAAACTTATACCAGCCTCTAGGTATCTCGAAAGGTTCGACCACATGTGTTGCTTTACTAAATTCTGGAAATGCAGAATCCTCATATGCATCCCAATCTCCATCTAAGAACTGTTTACGTTGTACTTCTGGTAAAGATGCCAACATGATATAGTAATCATCTGTTTGCATCAGATAAGGATTATCCTGTAGCTTTGCTGGAATAAATCTTCTGGTAATATACTTCTTACCATTAGGCGTATCTATCCCCACATCAAACGCAGTATTTGGTTCACTAGGTTCTACGAACATCTCTCGCACCCATTGTGATCCTACGTTACCTGGATTACCTGTTGCTCTCATATAGACAGGTATGTCCTTATCAACGGATCTTAAAGAAGATCTTAAAAAATTATATATATCTGGCGAAGGATATTGTGGAAGTTCGTCTATTCCTATCCATGTATATGATTGACCTTGGTATCTTAACGCATCCGTCATGTTTTCTGCGTAACCAAACTCTATCTTTGCCCCCGAAGGGAATCGCCACTCTTTTTCTTGTTCTCTCCATTTTGCACCAGGAAATGCTTTCGAGTATAATAACTGAGACTTCTGTATCAGGTCTCTCAACTCTGGCATTGTCCTCCTCACTAACAGTGCCCTGTGATTTGCTTTCGAACAATAACGAAGCGGATCTACTAGCATCGCATATGATTTACCACCGCCTCTTGCCCCACCATAAAATACCTCTCTCTCAGAGGATGCAAGAAATTCTGTCTGTGGACCAGAGTTAGGTCTGAAGATAACTTCTTGATTATTTATGTGCTCTTTTACATTCTTGGGAGCACTGTCTATTACATCTTCCGTAAGCAGCTGTGTGTCTTTTCCTGTTAATGCCTTATTGATAGTTAACAGTTTATTCTTAGTATTTTCTGCTGACATCTTGGCAGAACGTAATGTCTGTTCCGCCTTCGCAACTTTCTTACGTGTACGAGCTAGAATCTGTTTGACTGACTTCTTGGCTTTCTGCTGAACTACTCTCTTCGGTTTCGGTGGTGCTATTTCGTTCAAGTCTTTTTTTAAGTCCGACATGTGATATGTATCTTCCTGTTTTTCTATGTAGCCATTGTGCAGTCTCTCTTAGAGAACAGGTCTTAGAATATTCTTTTGCCTGTCTAAGAGCATCTAATTCTTCTTTGATAGGTTCTATATAGTCTGGATCACTAGATTGTTTAAAACCAAAGGGTATTATTCTTGCCCTTTTTTTAATTTTTGTTGATTCCACTTTGAAATGTTTTTTTAAATTTTATAAAACCTTTTCCTTTAGATGATATCCCAATTTTAAATTTTGTATCTTTATCAATTTGTTTTTGATATGTTATATTAGGATCTAATTCTGGTTTAAGTTCCTTAAAAGTTGTAATTAAATTTTCATCTGGACTAAATTTAGATTTACTATCATAGGTAAATAATCCCATATTAAATTTACCTTTATTACCATTTAAAACAGGTTGATTCGAATATGTTTTTTTTCTTTCTGAATCTTCTTTAGTCATTTTTAGGTGTATCTTTCGCTGGTAATATAAATATTCCATGCATAGCTTTCATATTTATATCTAGTTGATCCTTCTTTGTTATCCCAACCCTATCTAGAATTGAGTTAGCGGCTGCTAGACGAATACTTGCTTGTGGTGTGGTGCCGTCTTCATCTAGTAAGGTGATTAACCTATTAGCCGCTTTTGCAGAGTGTGTTGATAAATGAGTCTCCGCTAATTCTGTTATCTCCTTTTTGAGATTTCTAATTACCTTCGGGTAACTATGCTCCGAGTAACCAGCTATACGAGCTGCCTCTCTTGGATTTCCCTGTGCCTCGCCGAACAATACGTCTAGAAACTTTTCCTGCATATCGGTCAAGTTTCTTTTTTGAGTCTTTGTTATAGAAGAATCCATTGTTTGT